TATAAGATGGCTTTAGAAGACGTTGAGGAGGAGTTATTATGAGTAAATACAACGGATGGACTAACTACGCTACGTGGCGTGTACACTTAGAAATACTCGAAGATATTGAGTTTGATGAGCATATTTCTGCGGATTATTTGAAAGAAATAGTAGAAGACTGCGTTTTTAGCAATTACGAGATTTACAGCGGATCTCACTTGGTTGAGGATTATGCTAGATCTTTTATAAGTAATGTAAACTATTATGAGATTGCTCAATACATTAACGAAGAAATAGATTTACAAACAAATTATGATCACTAACGGATAATATAATAAAAATAAATAATTATGCAAAAACGACTAAATTTATGGCAAAGGTTAAAGCCTGAGTACAAAAAAGCTATTAAAGAAGATAACAAGAACTGGTCTTGGAAAATGGCTGAAATTAAAAAAGAATTAGAATCTGAACAGTATTATACAGAAGTAAAATACGGCACAGCTTTTTATGTGATGAATCCTAACAGGCTAAGCTTTCTTGGCGATGCTTTTAATCCCGCTTTTCCAGATGAATAATGAAATTAAAGAACGAGCTAGACATAAAGCTTTTGCTAAAATTAGTTTTTTAGAACTAGAAAACAAAGCTTATATAAGAGATATTAAAGCAGGTGGCGATGGTCGAATAAGTGTAGACCTACTTAAAACATGCTTAAGTTCTAACAAAAAAGAATTACAAACCTGGCAATATATAGCCAAATTAATAGAAACAAATGAGTAAAATAATTACAGAAAAACTAATCGAAGAAAAACTAAAAGAAAAAGGCATATCAATGTACGATGGTGATGATAATGCCCTTGAAAAACTACAAAACTATTACGAGTTTGAGTTGACTGACAATTACAATAGAACACCAGACTATTCTATATTCGCAGAAACTACTGCTGACGGCTATGAAGTATGGGTTGCAACAAGTGGTGATGGTAGAAATATATGTATCAACGAAGATGTATATTACTATGATAACGACTTAAGTGATGCTTTATATGACGCTATGATGGATTACAATGAGTTCATATATGTAGATGATCTAGAAGCTTATTATGTGCAAGATGCTATTGATAGAGCATGGGAAACCTTTATTGACGACATGATAGGCGAAGTTGAAGATGAATTAATAGAACAAGGATATGAGCGTGAAGAACAAACAGAAGTTGCCTAAATGGTTTAACGGAGCGCTGTATTCACAAGGTGAAACAGTAGCAAACCCTTTTACAGGTGAAGAAATAGAACTTACAAATGTTGAGTTATCTTTATACGACTTTATAATGGGTTGCAATATGGTATTTGCTAAAGCACCTAAGCGAGTTAACGATGATATGATTAAAGATTTTGATCGAGCTTTAACTTGGTTTAGAATTAATAACCCACAAGCCTATATGGTATTACTAGATTAAATGACAGAAAAAGAAATGAATCAGCTTGCAGACATTATTGTTGATAAGCTAATAGAAAAACAAAAAGAATATGATGAACAATTTCACATTGATCTGCAAGAGACAATGATGAAAGACGGAGGGTACATACGCCAACTATCTACAGAAGAATTAATACTTTCTGAGATCGGTAGGCTTATGACCCTATTGTCATCATACGAAGATAAAGAGCAGTACGAGAAAGCTGCTATTATTAAAAACAAAATAGATAAATTAAAAACTAAATTAGAAAACTTATGATAAAACCTATGCTCGCATACAAAGTAGGCAAAAAAGATGTCGACTGGTCCGAGAAAGTATTTGTACAACCTAAACTCGACGGTGTTCGTTGTATATTTACTAAAGACGGTGCGTTTTCACGTACTGGAAAACAATTTAAAAATGTTGCTCATCTTGAATATGATCTAACAGACTTTTTCAGAAAAAATCCAAACACTGTACTAGACGGTGAGCTGTATAATCATGCTCTAAAGCACGATTTTGAAAAAATCATATCATTGGTCAGAAAAACTAAACCAACTGAAGACAATCGTCGAGATGCACAACATTTAGTACAATATCATGTATATGATGTAATAGCAGAAAGCTTTACATATGAAGAACGATTTAACTGGCTAAGAAATAATTTACCAGTTGCTAGAACTATGACTTTAATTGCTAACACGAAAGTTGATAGTTATGATGAAGCTAAAATGCTTCACGATGTACACTTAGCTCAAGGTTATGAAGGCTCTATGCTACGCACAAATGGCTTTTATGAGCAAAAACGATCTTATAATCTACAGAAGTTTAAAGACTTCAGCGATGATGAAGCTACTATTACAGGATATGAAGAAGGTAAAGGTAAGAGACAAGGCACGCTTGGCAAGTTTCTGATGACAGATGACGAAGGTATACAGTTCGGTTGTCCACCGGGCAAAGGCTATACCTACAAGGATTTGGAAAATATGTTACTTAACATTCATGACTATATCGGTCAGCGTGCTACCTTTACTTATTTTCAACGAACACAAGCAGGTTCTTACAGGCACCCGCTATTTAAAGCACTTAGAAATTATGAATAGAGATAAACACATATGGGAAGGCTGGACAGTTGGTGATTTTATTGACGATCTAAATCCTATGTTTAGAATGATACAAAATCCTAATATACCAACAATTAATGAAGGCTTTAAAACTAGAAATGAATTAATGGACTGGTGTATGGACATGCAACCATATTACAAAAAGCATATACCAGAAGTATTTAATTATTTCGCTAAACAAGCAGGGTTATGAGTAAATTAATATGGAAATTATATCATCAAAACATGATATCAGGCGAAGTAGTAAAAATATTATTAGATAAACTATACGAATGAATATATTTTACTTACATAAAAACCCATACAAAGCTGCAACATACTTTTATGATAAGCATAAAGTTAAAATGATTTTAGAATCAGCGCAAATGCTTTGTACAGCTCATCACGTATACGGTAATGGTGACAATGTACCTTATAAAAAAGCACATTTAAACCATCCGTCTACGATCTGGGCTAGAACTAGTAAGTCAAATTACTATTGGCTATACGAGCACATGCTAGGTATCGGCAAAGTATATACTAAAAGATATGGCAAGTATCATCTTAGTATTGAAAAATGCAGAGATGCTTTAGCATTTGCTCCTGTAGGTATGCCTGATATTGGTTTTACAGAACCACCACAGTGTATGCCAGATGAATATAAAGTTGAAGGCGACAGCATATCAGCTTATTGGAATTATTATGAACAAGACAAATTTAAAGTAGCAAATAAAAATGAGCAAAAAATTATACGACCATCTTATAAAGACGAATTACAATGGAATTAGAGATAAAATTAAACAGCAATCAAAAACTAGAAAACCTAAAAAAACAAATTCATAATAATGAATTTTTAAGCAACCATATAATATTTTGTACCTTAAAACCAAACGAGACTGTGACAACAGCCTCTAATATAAAATAAGTAACAGGCTAATGTCATACGAAAGAAATTTAAATTATCTTACTAAGCATCGTATAATATATAGACGAGATCCGCTTACTGATAAACCAACCGAGTCATTTGACTGGGGTGATTATTACGAAGACGGCACTTATCAATGCTATACATTGTTTCGCAGCAAAGCTAAGATAACTACGTATAAATCTCTTAAATGGCATTTAATTGTTCTTTGGTACTTAAACCCACAGCTAGATCAAGACGACTTTGAAAGACTAGCAAGAGCTATTTGTTTTAAGAAAAATGGTTTTGTAACTTTTAATGTGTCTGATCAACTTCTGCAATCAATGATTTATGAAGTTAGCATGTATGATCTAGAAGTACCTCCGAAAAATAAAATGCGTAAAATTATATTTAAAGAGTTTAGTGGTTTGACACCGGAACAAAAAATGAGTATAGTAGGTCAGCTAGTTGGTAAAACTAAAAAAGTGCACGAAGACGATATTTATGAGTGCATGTTAGATTTACATGATATGGGTAAGAAAATTACAATATCCAGAATAGCTGGTCTACTTAATTGCTCATCTAGAACTGTATACAGAAACATGGGCAACGAGCTTAAGAAAGAAAAAGAGCTATTAAACAAAGAATTATGACAAAAGAATTTAACGAATGGATGGCGAAGATAGGTAACATATATTACGCTAATAACGAGCTAATGTCACAAGCGTATGATAAAATAGAAGAATATGAAAAAGTATAATGTACAAAATTATATAAGATATAAAGAAGATCTTAAAAAGTCTATGCCCTCTGAGAAGTTTTACGACTATTATACTAGAGATGAACTTATTGTAAAGTTTTTACCTCTTGTAGAAAATCTAGCTCGTAAATTCTCAACAACACAACAAGCTTCAGGTGTCTTAAGTATTAATGACTTAATACAAATAGGATCTGAAGCTTTGATCCGTGCTGTAGACAAATTAGACTGGGATAAATTAATTGACTCAGAAGACATTGAAAAAACATTGAAGTCGTTCTTTGCAAAACGAATAAAAGGGCACATTAGACGACGCGTAGACATGGCTAGAGGCGGTATACGTATACCAGAACATAAGCTTAATGAAATACGTAAAAATCCAAAAGACAAAAAGATGGTTGAAATGTTTTTTAACAGTATGTTTTTAAGTATCGATGCTCAAGTCACTGATGATGACGAAGAAAATATGATATACCAAATAGCTGATAAATCAGAGCCATACAACATACATATACTCAATATTTATTTAAAAGGTTTAATGGAAAAATATCTTGATAAAAATGAATATGAAGTATTACGTTTGTCTTACGGCCTTGATTGTGACAAACATTCAGCTAAAGAAATAGCAGACAAACTAAACATAAAAGGCGTAAGCTCTTACGTTCGTGTTTCAGAGCTTAAAAAGCAAGCTGTACAAAAATTAATTGACAGTGTTGACCACTCGCAAGTGCTTGATTTTCTGTAAGTTAAGTCTGTAAAACTTAAAATTTATATGTAATTATATTAATATACCAAACAATAAAACCATATGACCATAAACGAAAAACTGGCTACGATCCAGACTAAGTTTAAATCGAAAAAAAGTAGATTTAACTCATTCGGCAAATATTACTTCAGATCAGCCGAAGACATTCTCGAAGCAACAAAACCCTTTCTGTTAGAGTTAGGAGTAACAGTAACTATCGACGAGCAATTAGTTGAAACAGGTGGTATACCTATCATTTGTTCTACAGCTACAGTTAGCGATGGCAAAGATGCGATACACGCTAGTGCTTTAGTTGGTGTTGATCTTAATCAAAAAGGTATGCAAGTACCTCAACAGTTTGGATCTGCATCGAGTTACGGTAAGAAATATGCACTGGGTAATTTATTTCTTATCGATGATACACAAGACAGCGACGCTGTTAATACCCACGGCAAAGCGCCAAAGGCTAAAACTAAAAACACATTAACCTCAAAGTCAGATCCAGCATATCAAAAAGCTATTGACTATGTAAAAGCGGGTGGAAAAGTTGATGCCATTAAAGCTAAATATGCCTTATCAAAAGAGATAGAGGCTGAATTAACAACACTATAATGAACAAAGAAAGTGTATTAGAAAAGTTACAAAATGATGAACATTACTATGGCGACTTTGGTAAAAAGTATCTTAGTAATTCTGATATTGGAACTTTACTTACAAATCCTTTAGCACTTGGTCAACCATCAAAGCCTTCACCAGCTTTTTTAGTTGGCGGGTATTTTCACACAGCGATACTAGAACCTGACAAACTTAAAAAGTATAAGGTTATAGAATCAACAAGTAGAAATACAAAAGCGTATAAAGAGATGTCTGGCGGTGAGTTATGCCTGCTACAGCATGAGGTTGATAAAATAGAGTTAATGACAGAAAAAGTCTTAGCTAACGATGTTTGTAGAGATTTAATTCGAGGTATAAATATTGACTATGAAAAACCAGGCATTACAGAGCTTGAAGGTTTAAACTGGAAAGGTAAAGCTGATATTGTAAACCACGACGAAAAGCTTATTATTGATCTTAAAACAACAGCAGATCTTAATAAGTTTCGTTGGTCAGCTTCTAAGTACAACTACGACAGTCAAGCTTATATTTATAGTAAGTTGTTTGGCTATGAATTTGTATTTATAGTTATCGACAAAACCACTCATCAACTAGGCATATTCGACTGCTCGCCTGAGTTTTATGAACGTGGTCAAGACAAAGTAAAAAGAGCAGCAGAACAATACAAATTGTTTTATCAATCAGAGGATTTTGATCCTCAACAATTTTTTATTAATCAAACACTTTAATTATGGCAAGAACCAGAAAACCACAAACCAAAGTTTGCACAGTAACAGGATTAGAAACTAGCGTAGATAATTTTTATGCTAATCAAAACCATGTAAAAGCTGTAGATAATTTAAGACGTAACAGTGGCGCTACAAAGTCACAGTTACAAAGGATGTTTAACCAATTAAATGCTTACGTATAATGGCTAGTATTATTGCAACTAGTATTGACCTTACTAAAATACCAAAAGATAAAATTATCGATGGTAAAAAAGGTAAATACTTACCAATTACGATTACGTTAAACGACGAGCCGGATCAGTTTGGAAATAACGGTCCAGTAGTTGTTCAACAATCACAAGAAGAAAGAGCTGCTAAAGCAGAAAAGGTTTATTTAGGAAACGTTAAAGTAGTATGGACAAACGGAACGAATGTGGATGCTGCTCCCAAGGATGGTGGGCGTGCACCTGCTCAACCTGCTGCTGCTCAGGCAGTTGAAGATGATTTACCATTTTAAATTAAATTAAATGCAGACAACAGAGATCAATGGATTTGCGATTGACGTGTTCAATCAACATAAGCTAGAAGCTGGTAAAAAACAAGGTATTTGTCCTTTATGTTCAGCTGATAGAAAACCCAAGAATCAAAAGGCTAAATGCGCGTCTTATGATTGGGAACGGGGTCTCGGTACTTGTCACAACTGTAATTCAACTTTTCAACTGCATACGTATAAACGTAAAGGTGAAACACAAAAAGTGTATGAACGGCCTAAAGATAAGGTCGTCAAACCGCCAGACAGTAAAGTTGTTGAATGGTTTAAATCAAGAGGTATATCTCAGCAAACTCTCACTGATCTTAGGGTTGGTGAGGGCGCTGAATATATGCCGCAAACCGGCAAAGCCGAGAACACAATAAAGTTCAATTATTTTATGGGTGGTGATTTGATTAATATTAAATACCGCGATGGAAGAAAGAACTTTAAATTGTATAAAGGTGCTGAGAAGGTATTTTATAATATAGATAGCATCATTGGTTATGAGTATTGCGTTATAGTTGAGGGCGAAATGGATGTGCTGGCTTTACACGAAGCTGGTGTTACAAATGCTATATCAGTTCCTAACGGCGCAACGCTTAACACAAACAACTTAGAATACTTAGACAACTGTATTGATTACTTTGAAGATAAAGAAAAAATAATATTAGCAGTTGATACTGACGAAGCTGGTCAAGCACTGCAAGCTGAACTTGTAAGACGACTAGGATCTGAGGTTTGTTATTTAGCATCGTTTGATGATTGTAAAGACGCTAACGAATATTTAATAAAGTATGGAACAGAAAAACTGGTACAGCGTATTACCGGAGCAAGACCGGTACCGCTCGAAAATGTCACGACATTTAGGGACATTGAGGACGAAGTCACGGACTTTGTTCGTAACGGGTTTAAGCCTGGATATCAAATTGGTCTTCAAAATTTTGATGACATCTTTTCAACTTATACTGGTCAGTTTATTACTGTTACTGGTATTCCGAGTAGCGGGAAATCAGATTTTGTCGACCAAATGGTTGTTGGATATAACCAAAACTATGGCTGGAAAACGGCGTTTGCTAGTCCGGAAAATGTACCGACATACCTTCACGCACACAAGTTAATGCGTAAGGTTTGGCAAGGTATGCCAAGCAAAGACGATATCGGTAATGACAAATGGAATCAAGTTGCTGATCACTGTAATACAAACTTTTTTCATATTGATATGGAGCGGTACACGCTTGAGTCAGTTCTTAAAAAAGGTGCTGAGCTTGTAAAACGTAAAGGTATTAAATGCCTTGTTATTGATCCATTTAACAAAGTCAGAGACGTTGATTGTAAGACAGAAGACGTTAACCGTTATACAATGGAATATCTACAAAAGATCGAGATATTTGCTAAAAAGTTCGATGTGTTAGTATTTATTGTAGCACATCCAACTAAAATGTATAAAGACAAAGATGGAAAAATTGAAGAACCTACGATGTATAATATCAAGGGCGGTGGTGAATGGTATGACGCTAGTTATCATGGCATATTGGTGCATAGGAATTATGAAGAAAAAACAGTCAAAGCTAAGGTGCTTAAAGTAAAGTTTCAAAACCTCGGTGAAAACGGAGCTGAAGCACATTTTAAATGGGAACCTAAGTCTGGTTGTTTTTTACCGCACGAGCCTATAGATATTGGAAATGATAAAATGCCTTGGGAATAAATGGCATGGGGTAAAAAAGTAAACATGGGTACATATAACGCTACCGAGCACGAATTAAAAGCGTATAGATGGTGTATACGTAATAAAATATACATTGCACCAAAAGCTATTACAGAAGCTCGATGGTCTATAACTATTGAGAACAATGGTAGAACTTATGAAGATCCTAATCATTACATTAAAGGTTTAATATGGGAGAAGATTTACGAATATTATAGATATTATTATGAGAAACAGTTATCACAACGCAAATGAAGCATATGAAGCTTTGTTAAACGAAGTCGTAATGCACGGTGTAGACTTTGACAATACAAAAGCTTTATTTAATTGTGGCTTTTATATTTTAGATCCACAAGACAATTACATATCAAATAAACAACGTAATTGGAGTTTAAAGTATGCAGAAGCTGAATGGCAATGGTATTTATCTGGTGATCCAAACATTAATAAGTTAGGCGAGCTATATGGCAAAATACCACAAATATGGAAACGTATGGCTGATGAGCACGGTAATGTTAATTCAAACTATGGTTATCAGTGGAAACGTAAAGCTCAAATAGATTATGTTTGTGCTAAGTTAAAAACAAATAAAAAAACAAGGCATGCTGCAATATCTATTTACGATGGTAAAGAGTATGATAAATACAAGACAGATACGCCTTGTACTTATGCAATTCAGTTTACAATTATAGATAATCAATTATGTATGTCTGTCTACATGCGTTCTAATGACATCTGGTACGGTTTCTGCAATGATCAGTATCAGTTTTCATCATTACAAAAAATGATTGCAGACAGACTGAATTTAGAAATAGGTTGGTATTACCACCACGCGCATAATATGCACTTATACAACGATAAATTATGAAAAAAACAATTATAATACTTTTACTTATTTTTTCTTTAAGTATTCAAGCTCAGCAGCAATTTGAAGGATCATGGACAAGCGATACTTCAAGTCACACTACAGTTATAATAGCTAGTGAATATGCTGTATTAAAAGTTTTTAACTTTAGTTTTGAAGAAGATTCTTATATAGAAGAAGAAATAATAAAACAAGACAATAAAAAGCTTACAACAAGATTATACAATGTAGAAAATGGATATGAAGTATTCATTAAATATTATTTTACTAAAGATGATCTTTATTGTAAATTTTCAGGAGACTATAACGGCGTAATTAAAATGTATAAAAAATAATGTATTATTTATACCACATACCAGGTAAAAAAATTGGTGTTACACGTGATCTTAATAACAGGGTTACGCGCCAACAAGGTTATAGCGCAGACGAATACGAAGTTCTACTTACTAGCGATGATATAGATTTTATATCAAACAAGGAAATAGAACTTCAACAGTCTTATGGCTATAAGAAAGATAGAACATTATATAAAAATTTATTTAAATCAAATATGAAGATAAACCCAACAGAACAAACAAGTACATTTCCAGTTCCTGTAAACAAACTTAAAGGTCATTTAATGGACAATATAGGTTTAAAATGGACTACACCACAAGGATATAACTTTGAAATTAAAAAAGAATATATAAGCTGGATAATGGGAAATGTTTCTGAATCTATGTTTAACAACAATAGATGTTACATTTACAATAAGGCTTTTTATGAAGCCTTTTTTAATCCTAAACATAATCCTAATACTAAATACCCAACAAGTAGTAAAGCTCTTGGTGTATCAGATAGATTTGAGCAAATAAGACAATGGGCTGAAGATCGTGGTATATACGCTGAAGGAAATTCACATACACAGTATGTTAAACTAATGGAAGAGGCTGGTGAATTAGCTAAAGCTTTGTTAAATAAAGATGTTTACGAGATTAAAGATGCTATTGGCGATATGGTTGTAGTTTTAACAAACTTAGCGGTGTTAGAAGGTATGCAAATTGAAAACTGTATAGATTCGGCATATAACGAAATAGCTAATCGTAAAGGTAAAATGATTAACGGAACATTTGTAAAATCAGCATAATGAAAATAAGAACAAAAGATGCAATAGTTCAAGCTGTCTTACGTAAGATGGACGAACGTAGTTTAGTTGGACAACAAAAATACGGAGCAACAATGATGCAAGAAATTGAAGGTCAAGAAAAAGATCTTAATCGTTTCTTAGTCGATGTTCAAGAAGAATTAATGGATGCGTTATTGTACATTGAAGCTGCTAAGCGTTGTTTACAAGATGAAATCGAGGAAGCGATGTTAACACGTATGAATGTTGTAGGACAAAACGGTAATGATGGTTTACACTATCACGATATCGAAGTAAATGAAGAAAATACCTTATAAACGAAAACGTAGAAAAAAAGGTCCAGTACAGTCGAAGAAGGTGTCATATGATGGCATCAACTTCGCCTCTGGCTTAGAACGTTATATGTATATGGCTTTGAAAAAGAATAAAATTAAAGCTAAATACGAAGGAGAAACTTTTGTTTTATTAGCAGGTTTTCATTTTGAAAACGAAGTATATGAAAGACAAGCTAACGGAAAGGGTGATTATAAAAATAGAGGTTGCAAACGTATATTACCTATTAAGTATACACCAGATTTTATTGGCGATGATTTTATAATAGAAACAAAAGGTAGAGCTAACGAGTCTTTTCCAATGCGTTGGAAGTTATTTAAAAGATTAGTTATGACTCAATTTCCTAATGTAACATTGTATAAACCACAAAATCAAAAAGAATGCGACGAAACAATAAGGTTGATCCTGGACAGGCGAAAAGGATAGCAAGACAAAAGTACGCTGAAAGACAAATTGATAAGTTTGTAAAATGGAGCTGGGAGATTAGAGGTAAAGTTAAATATAAAGAATTAGTAGAATTACAAGATCAATATGGAATCAAATGTTATTAACTACGTTTTAGAAAAATATCCTAAAACATTTAAAAATAAAAACATAATAATAGAAGACAGTGAAACATGCTATTTTGTATCAACAAACAAAGATGAATCACCTTTAATATTAAGTAAGAATATATGAAAGAACCTAAAAAAGTATGGAGCCTTTCAATAGGTACATATCCTGGAGTATTACTAGGTATGAGAACATACCAAGAAGATAATCAAACAACACACGTATTTTATTTACCTTTTATTGACTTAGCATTAGAAATATATAAATAATGGGATTATTTGATGAACGCATAGCGTATAAACCTTTTGAGTACCCAGAGTATTACACAGAAGGTTGGTTAAAACAAGCACAAGCATTTTGGTTACATACAGAAATCTCAATGCAAAGTGATATTAAAGATTGGAAGGAAAAACTAAATGAAAAAGAGAAGAACTTGGTCGGAAACATATTACTCGGCTTCGCGCAAACAGAATGTGCCGTCTCGGATTATTGGACGCAGAAGGTTGTCGGATGGTTTCCTAAACATGAAATACAACAGATGGCAATGATGTTTGGCTCGCAAGAGACAGTACATGCGGTTGCTTATAGTTATTTAAATGAAACATTAAACTTAGAAGATTATGAAGCGTTTTTGCACGAACCTGCTACAGCACAGAGATTTGATAATCTGGTTGCTTATGACGGTACAAATCCTATTGGTATTGGTAAGTCACTTGCCGTATTTTCTGCTTTCGCAGAAGGCGTTAGTTTGTATTCAGCTTTTGCTGTTTTATATAGCTTCCAGTTACGTAATTTACTCAAGGGTATTGGACAACAAATGAAATGGTCTGTAAGAGACGAATCATTACACAGTAAAATGGGTTGTAAGCTTTTCCGCGATATGTGCAGCGAAAATGATCAATTATTGCATTTATGTCGAGAAGATATAATAAAAGCTGCAGAAACCATGATAACACTTGAAACTAAATATATAGACAAGATGTTTGAAATGGGTGACATAGAAGGTATAAAAGCTAATGATCTTAAACATTTTATAAAAAAGAGAGCAAATGAAAAACTGGTTGAACTTGGTTACATTGACCTTGGCTCGTACTTCGCGTATGACAAGAATGCAGCGTCTAATCTTGATTGGTTCTATCATCTTACCGGCGGGGTCACTCATACTGATTTTTTCGCAATACGGCCGACGGATTATTCAAAAGCTAACGAAGGCGAAGACTTTGACGACATTTGGTGATATAGTAACAGAACAAGAAATATACGAACAATTATATGAAAAGTCAGAAGAGTAGCAGAGTAGATCTGCTTGAAAAAAAGATACAAGCCTTGATAGGTGTTGTACAACAACTGCTAGATGAAAACGCTTATTTAAAAGATTTAGCGGTGGGAACATTAGAAACAATTAAATGTATGCCAGATTATGAAGAAGCAATCGACAAGCTTAAAGCGCAAGTTGCTGAAAAAGCTAGTACAGAGGCGAAGGCTGAAAGCTGAAGAACGTCTGGCAATTAGAGTAGGTTACATGGGCAGTGGTTTTTTAATCGCTGCTCAATGGACTATACAACCTGAGTTATATGTACTAGGGTTTATATGCGTCGTGGTTCAAACGTCATATAGAAAACAATGGAACCTTGTAGCACTTAATATTAATGGGCTTATTGCCTGGATAACACACTTACTAACATAATGTGGAATGAAAACTGGAAAAAAGGTGAAGATTACCCTACGTGGGGTAATAACGACGTATACAAGAAGACTATATCCGGGGGATATTTACTTGACGGAGAGTCACCGAAAGAAGCTTACATGCGGGTTGCTAAAACAGTTGCTCGTAGATTATATAAGCCGGAAATGGCAGAAACTTTCTTCGAATACATTTGGAACGGGTGGCTTTGCCTCGCTAGCCCAGTACTATCTAATACAGGTACTGATCGCGGCTTGCCTATTAGCTGTTTCGGTATTGATGTGGCTGATTCGATACAAGACATAGGACAGAAAAATTTAGAGATGATGCTACTCGCTAAGCACGGCGGTGGAGTTGGTATCGGAGTTAATATGATTAGACCCGCCGGCGCTAAAATAACAGGAAATGGACTTCAGTTAACATTAACATTGAGCACGACGATTTTGAAGAGTGGCTTGAAATACGAGAACCAAAAGGAGATGTTAATAGACAATCGCTTAATCTACACCAATGCGCAGTTGTTGGTGATAAGTTTATGCGACGCCTTGAACAAGGAGATGCGGAGGCTAGGACTAGATGGAGTAAACTACTTAGAAAGAGAAAAGCAACTGGAGAACCGTATATATTATTTAAAGGAAACACTAACAAGAGAAATCCAAAAGCATATAAAGAAAATGGACTAAAAGTTCATATGACAAATATATGCTCTGAAATTACGTTGCATACTGATGAAAATCATAGTTTTGTTTGCTGTTTATCATCATTAAATTTAGCTAAATATGAAGAATGGAAAGACACTAACCTTATATACGACGCTATATGGTTTCTCGATGGGGTTATGGAGGAATTTATTCAGAGATCCAAAGGACTTAGAGGTTTTGAAAATGCAGTTCGTTCTGCTACTAAAGGACGAGCACTTGGGTTGGGTGTACTCGGATGGCACACGTATCTCCAAGAAAACGGCCTGCCTTTTGAAGGTCTACTTGCTCAGTTTGAAACTAGGAAAATATTTTCGCAAATTAAAATCGAAAGTGAAAGAGCTTCCAGAGATCTTGCTGAAATTTATGGCGAGCCTTTGTGGTGTGCTGGTACTGGCATGCGTAATACTCACCTTCGTGCTATTGCTCCCACTGTATCTAATAGCAAGCTTTCGGGCAATGTATCTCCAGGTATTGAACCGTGGGCGGCAAACGTATTTACAGAGCAATCAGCTAAAGGAACGTTTATAAGAAAAAATCCTACGTTACTGAAACTATTAAGAAAACTTAAAATTAATACTAATGAAACATGGGATAAGATACTCGCAGATGGCGGTAGCGTTCAAGGTTTATCTGAGCTTGATGACGTTACTGTGGGATCACATAGTATACCTGCGAAAGAAGTATTTAAGACGTTTAAGGAGATTAATCAACTAGAGTTAGTTAATCAAGCTGGTATACGACAACAATACATTGATCAAGCAGTTAGTTTGAATTTAGCTTTTCCTAGTGTAGCAACACCTAAATGGATTAATCAAGTCCATATGCAAGCTTGGAAAAACGGTATTAAAACTTTATATTATACGAGGACAGAGTCAGTGCTTCGTGGAGATATAGCACAACAAGCAATGAGTGAAGATTGTTTGGCTTGTGATGGATAATTAAAAAAAGGGGATCTTAACGGATCCCCTTTCTTGGTTACAGGAACTTTTGGGTATGGTACGCCCAGTTTATTTTTGTTCCTTTTACATTTGTGTTTGACCAGATTCAGAACCACCAATATATTGACCATCTTTAAAACCTATACCTGATCTAGTGTTTTTATTTTCTTTGGCTTTCATTAAAGATTTATACTCAGCACTTCTAGTATCTAACTTTACTTTTTTACCTGATTTTGTAGTTACAGTTACTTTTTTTCCTTTATTTAAAGGACTACCATAATTAATTGGATTACAATGTTTTGACGTAAATGGTTTCATTATTTTTCTTTTTTAAACATTAATTTATATAGTAATGAGTTCCATTTACCTTTTAAGTATTCATTAAACTCAACTAGTTTTTTTCCGATTTTTATTAAAAACTTTCCCATATTAATAGTCGTCTCTTGCTTTTTGTTCTTTAGTCATTTTGTTTTCAGCTTCTATTTGCATTTTCTTCATAGCTTCAATACTTCCATATTTAGCTATAGCCGTTGAATCTCTTCTCTTGATACGATCCATTATATTCTTTTTTGTATTAGGATTTAAAGCATCAAGTCTTTTCATAAAGTTAGGATCTTTAAACTCTGCTGGCACGTGTACTTTAGGTTTATCCTTTAATTCTTTTTGCTGTTGATCAAGTGGTGATCCGTAGTTAGCACAGCTTTTCTTTTCTAGTGGTGTACCGTAGCTCATTGGACTACAGTGTTTTGACATAAATGTTCCCATATGTATTTTTATTTTTTAGATTTATTTTTTTGACAAAAGTTTCTAGCAGCTTCTACACTACCAAATCCCCATTTTTTTAAAGCCATTGCTTTTTTAGTTGGTTCTCCTTTAGCATCTTTCATTGCGCCTGCCATACCAGCAAATCTACAAGCAAAAGATACTCTTCTTTTACTAACACCTTTAGTTAGTCTTTTTCCTAAAGTCTTACCAGTTTCAGATTTATACTCTTTACGCATTTTTCTGTTCTGCTTCTCGTAAGCCTCTTCTTTAATGTTAAATGGTGTATTCATATTAATATGTCCAAATTACGTTTTGTGATTTATCTTTATCGATGTCTACATGTATAAACGTACTTGCAACACCTATTCTATTGAAACCTACTTCTAACAATGCAGTTAACATTTCAAATCTATCGTTAGATTTTACGCACGCTACATCAATTGCTAAACCTTTTAAATGCGAAGAAGACTTAACTCCACCAACCTTACGGTTATGAGCTTCTGTTCTATATCCACTAGTTACACGTATTGGTTTACCATAGATCTCTCTAGCTTCATCTATCATTTCAAGAAGCTTTGGATCCATAAGTTGACCACTACCTTGTATATCAGGTGAATCAAATTCTTCGTAGTTAAAATATTTCATTAGTCATTATCTCTTTTAATGTGTATCCACTTAGATACAGTATATCCTATTGTAATTACAAGTAACAATATTTTCAAACCGTCTTCTATTTGTGTAAATGTTGTTACGCCGAGAGTCCCAGCGTTCATGGCGTATAGTTTAATATCTGATATATTCATTTTATTTATTCGCCGCAAGGCTCTCCTGTTTTTACATTAATCCAATTTTCTTTTTCAAACCAGTCACGTAATGTAGCACCTTTTTTACGAGCACCTTTGACCTCTGATTTAGTTGATCTTTCTCTTTTACCTTGTGCAGCAGCAGATTCTTTAGCGCGAATAACTTTTTCTTTAGCCTCCTTACTCATTGATCTTACTTTTGCAGCAGGTAAACATACTTTGCGTGTACCACTACCTTTCGCTTTATGCAGTGGTGTATTTCCTGGTTGTATATAAGCCATTATTTTTTACTTTTATCTAATTTACGCATTGCAGCGTTTCTAGCACACTTCATTTTAGCAGCGTAACTAGGATTCTTTTTTCTATTAAATACTATTTGCTGGTTTAGACTACCAACAATAGCTTTTTTATTTCTATTTCTAGATCTGATTAGCCAATTAGCTAAAGCATCACATCCAAGTTCTTTGAACTTACCTTTAGCGTCTGCATACTTAGAGTCTTTCCACTCAGGTTTTTTACTTGCCATTTTTTCTACAATTTTGCATGTTAATAAACCAATTAGCTAATTGCACGTCACGCTTAGTAGCTTCTTTTCTAGCTTTTAATTTATTTACTTTACTACAAGTAACATCACCTCCGTATAGTTTATTAATACGAGCTTTTAAAACTCCGCGATATGCTTTTGCCATTATTTCTTTTTATTACCGTAGTTTTGTGGTCCACCAGCTTTAGTACACCTTACACCCCAACCTGAAGCATAAGCACTAGGCCAAACCTTAAATTTTCTTTTTGCGGCAGCTTTGCAAGCTGAACTGATTTTACCGTACAAAGGACTATTTGCCATCTTTCTTTTTGTTTTGTAATTTTATAATTTCATCAACTCTTTGTTGTTCTTTAGTTAATGCTCTAATTTCTTTTTTAGTTAACCCTAAATCTAAAAGCATTTTAACTTGATCTGACTTATTAAGATTAAATAATTTTTGAACTTGTTTCTGTGTTTCAGTTAACACTGGTTCTGCTTCAGCTAAACCAAAATATGGTAGTCCAACATCCCAAGTAGACCAGCCTAAAGCTAGCGCAACTTTTTGCCAGTTTTCAGTAGCAGGATTTAATATGTTACGCATGTTGTTCATCTTCATAGCAGCTCTATCTAATGGTACATTAAAGAAAGCTGATATAACTTGAGCACCAGCTAAATAAGCTGGATTATCCATACTAAAACCTTTTTCTTTTATTTCTTTTCTATTCCAAGAAACAGTCCTAGTAGCTGATTTTAATTTTCTAATTTTAGAACCAAGTGCTGGAGCTATAGAAAGCAAATCATCAAGAGCTTCTTCAAACTTAGGTGATTTTTTATCATTCTGTTCAGCTATAGTAATTAAAGCATTTTTAACACCAGCTATAACTGCACCTTGAATACCTAGACCTTTTAACTGTGAATCAATAGCACCATTAAAAGCTCTTTGTAGCTTTTGCTCTTTATTCTTCTTAGTTAGCTCTGCTTTCTCTTCATCATCGTCTTCATCGTCATCAAACAATGCCCAAGCTAAACCGCTTTGCAAAGCATTAAACAATAAGTTTTGAATAGCACCGTAATAAACTATTTTAGATATATTAGCCCTCCAATCACCTCTTTTATTAACTAGATCTTGAACAGCTCTTTTTTGTATACGTACATACTGAAGTTGAGTGTTACCAAACTGAAGCACAATGCGACCTATCAAAGATCTTTGTTGTTGACTGATTCGCATTGGACTACTAGACTGCTGATTTTCTTCAGCTATTAATCTAAAGTCTTCAAAAGCTTGTTGCTCTGCTAGCTTTCTATCCATACCTTGTTCAACCAAAGATTCTATTCTATTTCTATAAAATGTAGCACCACCAGAAGCAATAGCAAAGCTATCTGCGTATCTAGTGAATACAAAACCTTTATTAAGTAAGTATGATATAGCAGCATTAACTTTATTTTTACTACCTTCAACAGCGTCAGCTATTTCAGATTCACTTACATTGATTTTAAGACCGTCTCGTCTTTCAAGCAAGTAATCAGAATTCATTAAAGTTAAAAAGTCACTCCAAAATTGTTTTTGGTTAGCAAATGCTTTACCCGCCTTTAATATATTATTATCACCCCAATTTATAAAGTTTACCGCAGAAATAGTCTGTAATACTGCAGATCTTGTATTTAAAAACATTATAGCACCAACAGAGTTGTTTAACCAGTCTAGTATTTGATTAGAAACTCTATCACCACCTAATGGTCTGTTACTGCCGCTTTTCATTGCTCGAAGCGAGTCTTTCAACGCTTCTACATACTTAGCGCCAAAAGCAGCTTCAAGCTTATTCATATTCTTTTCAGAGAATATAATGTCTACATTTTCTTGCCACTCTTGTAAATACTCCGCTCTATTAACTTTATTAATACCTGATATAACATCTGTTGTAATATTACCAGCTGTCCAGTATTTATCTGGCTTTGGATATGGTTTACCTTTTTGAATGTTAACAAGTTGATCAGCAAAAGCCTGTAGATCTGGATCAGCTTTAATAAAATCTGTTAATCTTTTTTGATCACGCTTAGAAAGCCCTGGAACTTCTACTCCTTGAGCATCCCATATATAAGTTCTAATAGCATGCTGATATGAATATTTAGAAATACCAGTTTCTTTTTCTAAAGTTTTTGGTACACCTTTAAATTGTTTCTTTAAAGCTTTGTAATCTCTACCAGCTGCAACCTTAGCTTGCGATATAGCCATTTCGGCTCTGTTAAATGGATCTAATAGATTTTCTTTATAAAAAGCCATTTGAGCATCACCAACTTTTCCTTTACCTAAAGTTTTGTAAAGTAAACCTAAAAAGTCTTCAGCCGATGGTGTTGTAAAGAAAGTAAACTTACCTTTACTAGCACCAACTGTTTTTGCTTTAGCCGCAGAAAACTGCTTATAAGATTCAATACCTGTTTTAGCTTCGATAATATCATTAAATACTTTATCGAAGGTTTTTGTTTTACTAAATTTAGCTTGTTGCACTTTTGATTTAACATCAACTTGACTAAGCACTTCTTTAACTGCTTCGACATTTTTAATAGCATCATCAGCAAAGTAAAAGTCATTATAACCTTCAGCGGCTTTACCAGCTATCCATCTACCTTTTGCAGCAGCGGTGCCATCACCAAGACCTGTTATGTTTTGTAAAGGTATATCAATACCGTTTGCTTTCATAAACTCTTGTATAGGTTTAGCAGCGTCAGCGGGTCTTGCTGTTAATATAAATATATCTTCAGTACCTCTTGCTTTAGCTATTTTTTGAGCTACACTAAATAGTGGTCCTTTTTCACCTTCAATTACTCTACTAAACTCTCTAAAATCAAACTTTGCGCCTTGACTTTCTAAAACATCATATTGGGTAGCAAAGTTACTTGCGTCAACTTTACCAACTTTATTAGCATTTATACCAGCATAAACTTGCTGCAAGAAATCATTAGGTAGTGGTTTACCATATTCTATTGTCTCTGTATTAATCTCGTATAATCGGTCACCAAAGTCTTTTCTATATTTAGCTAAACTTTCTTGAACTTGATTATAAGTTTTTTCTACAACAAAATCAGGTAGCGATCTTTCTGTTCTAGCTCTGTTTCTTTCAATAGCGGTTTCAAGTGGTGTAGTAGCTACAACCATATGTACCTCAAAACCAGCATCTTGTAAGGCTTTTATTTTCTTAGTGGTAGCATTGTAAGAAGCGCCGGTTCCATCTATAACCATACCATTACCTGCGGCAGTATACTTATCGAACTTAGCTACAGCGGCTTTTCTAGCAGCGGCACCAAGCTTTGATCTTAGCGATCTTTGCTCTGCGGTATAGTCAGACTCTTTAGCTGGTAATCCAGCTTCAGCTTTCATTGCTTCTAATGCTATATCTTGATTAACTACTTTATAACCACGTCTACCAAGTTGTAATCCTTTGCCAACATTTGTTTTACCAGCGCCAGGACCACCAACCATAAATATAGCTTTTAGCTTTGTAGCACCTTCGCTAAAACCACCCTCAACATTTGGTACAGTGTATAATACTTGGCTTTTTGATCTAGCTAATGTATCATCAAAATCAAATACTCTAATTTTTTTAACTGGAGCATCAGGTCGTCTAGCTTTATTTAATGCACTATCTAAAATACCTTGATTGTAAACATTTTGTTGAGCAGATATTCTGGTTTTACTTTGCATTGACCTAGGAACAACCTCGTCTAACGCTTTTTCTACTTTTGGAACATCTTTAACACCTTGTTCGTTAAGTTTTAAACCACTTGGTGTTATGCTAAACGTTTCGAAAACTGTTTTACCTGTAGACAAAACTATATTACTAGGATCTATACCACCTCTAGTATTTGCAACATTTATATTAAAGTATCTAGCCCAAATATTGTCATTTATATTCCAACCTTCAGGAGTCATAGCTATATAATTAAAAGGTTTACCATTTGGCTTTTTGCCTTTTAATTTTTTGTCATCAGCTAAAGCTAAGGCACCTTGAAAATAATTTTTTTCAATACCTTTAAAATCTTTATTTAGTGTTCCGGCAAAAGCAGAATTAAATAAATATTTAGCAACTAAACTGGCTGGCATTGTATGTTCTTCTACTATACCGCTAGAAACATCTTTAGAATAAAACTTTATAGGTGCAGATGTTCTGACAAAATGGTTCATTCCCTGACTTGTGCTAGAAAGTAAAGCTATTACAAATGAAGTATTATTTTTATCTTCTTTCATTAAAGTTTCAAAAACCTTAAATACATCTTTTAAACCTTGAAGCTTAGCTTGCTGTTCTTTTTTAAACTGCTCGCTATTAAATTTATTTATAAATCTTTCACTTACCTTACCCTGTCTGCCACCAGTTACATACGTGTCTCTAGAAACAGCTTTGCTTATATTATCATTTTCTTTAGCAAAAACCGCGTCTTTAAGTAGAATACCTAATTCACCTATTGTACCATCTTGTTTTAATAATCCAGATGTAAAAAAGAAATTTCTTTTAGCCGCACTCATTCCAGCGTTAGCAAAAGTTCCATTTGTAAAAAAAGATTTAGGAACTCTAGGCGCTAATACATTAACAACCCAGTCTTGCATTTTTTTAACATCTTCTGGTTTTTTAGAGCTTATAAAATCTACACCAGCCTTTTTAGCAATATAACTCCACCTTTTATTTTCTGCAGCTAATTCGTCTGAAACTTTTTCAAAAGCTTGATTTTCTATAAATATATTTATATCTTCAACAGCTTTAGCTTTTTGTGTTTTACTAAACTTAGCGCCACCACGAAGTCTTTCAGGTGTTGTAGGTAATAAAGTTTCAAACATGCGGTTTCTAATGTGTAAGTTTAATAAACCGCGTATTGTTTGACCAACAGCGTCTCTGTAAATTGGTTTAGTAGGCTTTTGTCTAATAAGATCCATATAATCTTTTAGAGTACCTGTAAGTTTACCGTCTGTATATAACGCATTCATTACATTTCTAGGCAAGAAAGTACCTTTACCAAAACCATCTTTTGTTTCAGGCAATCTAGCAAAATCATTGTTAGCGTTTTTAAGCAAAAATTGTTTAGCAGTTGTTAATCCTTCAGCATCTGTTTTTTGATAGTTTCTAGTTTTATCAGTTATAGTTTGAGGATTTAAACCAAACATGCCAGCATAAATATCAGCTAAAGCTTTAGGTACATTTCTAGTCTGTCCAAAAGTTTTTATATCCTGACCTTTGAAAGCTTCTTTTGTAGCTTCTGTTATCTTAGTTTCAACTTCAGCCTTATTTTTAGCACCTATTTTTTCTACTTGAGCTTGCGAAAACTCAACTGTTTCAGTAGGTTTTTTAGCTATTGGTTTTTCTTCTGTAACAGTTTCAGCAACTTCTTCAGCTACAACACCTTTTGCTTCTGTTACGTCAGTTGTAAATTCTTCACCTAAAACTCTACGAGAAGCTTCTATAGCTCTAGCTGGTAAAAACTTATTAATATAAGCAGCTAATGGCACGCCTGATTCTGGCTTATATTCCATTATTAAATCAAGTATACCTCTTGGCCCTGTTTCTATTTCATCTGTTAGTAATTGTCGATCAAAGTTTGGCGCTTGGCTTCTAGCTTCTACTATTCTATTTGTAATAGGTTTAAATTTCTGTATAATATCCATAGCACCAGAAACGCCTTGATCTTCATATATGTTTTGAACTTCATTAGAAGCTATTTCACGATTAGTTACAGACTTTTTTATAATATCTAAATCAACTCCTCCAAGATCCTGAAGCTTCTGTGCTCTTTCTGATATCTTACCTTTTTTGATGTTTTTTTGATAATCTTTTATAAAATTATAAACATCTCTACCACTTTCGAAGTTTAACTTAGCGTAACCTTTAGGTCTAAAAATATCTAATATAGGTTTAGCTAAGCGCATAAAAGTTTCTTTCAAATTGTCTTTGTAAGTAATTTCACCTTTACCTATAGCATCAGAAAAAGCAGTTAAGTATTCTTCAGCTTTTATCTCAGCTGTTGCATCTTTGTAGTTTTCTTCTATACGTTTATCTACTACAGCTCTTTCTTTTTCACTTAATATATTTTTAAAACTGTCAACTAGCTTTAATGCCGCATTAGTGTCTGCTTTAAAAGTAGATTTTAATATTCTGTGTAATAATTCGTGTGAACCAGCTGTTATAGCACCTACTTCTGCGGCTCTCTGTTTGTTTATGAATATTTTACCACTTTGGTCTATGAAAGCATCTACATCACCTTCTTGACCAGTAGCCTCTACAAATTCATCTATATTATCAAAAGTTTCAACATTCTCTTTGCCAGCGACATCTTCAACAATAGCAACTTCACCTTCAATTAATCTCTTATTTGCGTTAGCTAAAACTACATCTACTTTGTTTGTTAAAGCCTTATTGCTACTTGATATACCACCTTTAGCTGATCCATACTGTTGAGCTGTTATTTCTCCTTTAGCTAAAGACTCATTTAACTCAATAAGAGTTTCATTATTTTTCTTTTTCTGATTAAGTAAATCTAAAACTTCATTTTGCTCTTCTTTAGTCATTAAGTTTGTTAGTTTGTTTGTATTTTCTAACAAATCTTTTAGTGACTGCTCTTTTTCTTGTATTTGTAAATCTATAGCTTCTTTAAAAGCTTTATTACCGCTTTGAGACTTTTGTAGTTGCAGATTAGATACTTCTTGTATTAACTTAGTAGCGTTATTAAAAACTTCAGTCTCTGTTATTAAAGCGCTATTTACCGATCTACCTAGCGCTGTTGGCGCTGTCATAACTCCAGAACCAACAACACCCATCATATAATTTTCAGCGTATTCTTTCCAGTTTCTAGGATTAGTAATAGCATCAGTTAAAGCAACAGTAACACCTTTACCTTTACCTAAACCTTCGTTAACTTTTTCTGTAACTGCTTGCCCAACTTCTGTCCAACCTTCTTTATTTTGAGTTAAAAGCATGGTAACAAACGGTTTTGCTAAGTTTGTTTTACCGATAAGGTTTTTCATTATACCTTTAAAACCAACATATTCTAAAGCAATAGATACACCGCCTAAAGCTAAAGGAGTTACGACTTCAACTTCGTTGTTTTGAACAAGTTTATCTATAGCATCTGGGGTATCACCATACAAGGATTTAGCTTTTTGTACATTATAATCAACATACATAGGCGCTGCAACCTGAGGAAATAAAGAAGCTCCTCTAGTTAATGCAGCTGGAACAACTGTGGAAACAGTGCTACCTACAGCGTTTAATATACCACCAAATAATTCTCTGCCAGAGGTAAATTCTATATCAACACCATCTTCTAAATCAAACTTATCAACTATATTACCAACGTCAATAATGCCTTTACCTAATTCCTCTGATTCTTTAAATCTTTCTATAATATAATCCTCAGCAAACTTACCAACGTTAATATCAGTACCTTTATATTTTGTTTTGATTTCTTCAATACCCATGTTTCTAGTGTTTAATTCTTTCCACTTTTCTGGGTTTTCATCGAAATCAACTTCCTCGTTAGTCTCTGGATCTATAAAAACTATAGACTCATCTGGCATTTTTCCTACTAAAAAATCAGCAGCACTCTTGCCTGCTACGCTGGAAATCCAATTAGTAAAAGCAGCTTTAGTTCCTTCCCAAGCTTGTTCTAATTGAATTGGAATATTATTAATAAAAACAGCTTCAGCTTGTTCAGCTGTTGTCATTTTAGCTATTTTTTCTTTTCTTTGCTTTTCAGCTATTTCTAGAGCTTCTTGCTGCATTCTAGTAAAAAAATCACTAAACTGCTCTCCTTCTTTTTTCTCTTTTTGATATTTATCATAAGCACTATAAAGATCCTTATTTATAGTATCGTCTGGAGACAGCTCTAGTTGATAATAAGCTATGGTTCTTTCAGGTGTTCCCGGTTTGTGTTCTTTTAATATAGAATTTATTTGGTCTTGTCTATATTGTTTTTGTTCTTTTTCAAACTCTTTTATAGATTTACCAAATACATTTTCGTGTATTTTATTAAAATCACCTTCTTGATATTGTGAATCTCCATCTCCATATATTGCATCTGAAAATGGCGTCTCGGACGCGTCCGGTGTTTTGGGTGGTACAGTTGCATCCGTTGTTTCTGCAACACCCTCTATCTTTACCTCTTCAACCTCAGGTGTTTTAATAGTTTCTACTTCAACTTCTTCAGTTTTGTTTTTTTCTTTAAACTCTTGAGCTTTAGCAAATATATCTTCGCTAGATAAACCTTGATCTTGTAAAGATGCTACGTATTCTAGTAATGTCATTTAATTAAATTTATAGATTATTAGCTTCGATGAACGCTTGCGCTTTAGCCATTTTAGCTTCTTGTAGATTAAACACAGCAGCGTCTTGAGGATTTGTCGGAGCTTGGTTTTGTGTAAATTGCTTCAAGTAGTTATTCATAAAGTAATCTTTGTATTTTTCAGTAAACAAATCTTTTTTATCTTGCATTAATGGTAGATCCTCCGAATATGACCAATACTTACCTTCAGATAAATAAACATTCCAAGCCGCTATAGTTTGTTGCTCTGAGCTCATTATACCTGATATTTCAGATTTAATAAACGGCTCTGCTTTTGATTGTATTTTTTGTAAATCGTATTGTAATACGTTTCTACCCATACCATCACCTACTTCTATAACTTCATAAATAGGTTGGCCGTCTTTATCTTTTAATATAAACTCTTCTGCTATTTTAGCAGTTGCTTTGAGTTCATTGTTTTCATTTATATCTTCAGGTAAAAATACACCAATTTCAGATAAAAGTTTCATCATACCTTTTGTTATATCTGGTGTCGATGCGACTATAGAAGTTCCTGATTCTAATAAAGCTGTTATTGAGTTACTGTTTAATAACAAAGGTTGTTCGAAAGCTGGTCCTTCAAAAACCAAATCTTGACCACCGTCAGGTAGTAAATACATTGTTACATTGTAACCATCAGTTATAGAAAAACCTGGCTTACTAGATAATATACAGAAAACTACAGTATATTCATAGTTATTATTAGGATCAAAGTTGTACTCTTCAACAGTGCTAACTTCTGATAAAACTGTACTTATAAAGTCAATAGACTTTTGTGGAGCTTCTTCTAGTTGTTTTATTCTAGCTATTTCTAGCAAGCAATTGTCACTAGCACAGTCGTTATTTTCAACAGCTATTTTCAATGCCGCATATTCTTTAGATGTATTAGCGTAAGCTCTTTCTAGTATTCTAAAATTATAATTAGGGTTAGAAGACAAATAATCAGCATTATGACCCATAGCATTACTATCGATCATTTGCTTTATTGTTAAGTTGTTTATTAGATTCTTATTATCCATCTTTTATTGTTTATATACCTATGCCTCCAAGTATGTCAGTAACACCGCCTATCGCGCCTGTAATTGCTCCTACCTGGTCAGCTTTAGCTTGTTGCTCAATACCCATAGCATTATCTAGCAATGCTGCGGTTCTATCTAATTGCTGTTGCTCTCTTCGCTCTGTTTGAGCAAAAACAAATTGTTTTCCAGCTGCGCTAGCTTGCTGCATTCTAATTTCTTCAGCTCTTCTTGCTTCTTGCATCTGTTGTTCGCCTTGAGCTTTTAATCTACTGTTTGTAGCTTCTTGCTGCTCAATACTAGCAGAAACATCTTTCTTACTTCTCAATGCCGCTTGAGCAAGAGCTGTAGCTCCACCAGCGCTAGCGCCAGTAGCTCTAAGTGTATCTAGAGTATTAGCTAAAGATATATCAGCTTCTTCTGCTTGCATTTCAGCCGCTTGAGTTGCTACACCTAAGTTAGCAAAAGGATTACTTATGCTAGAGCTTAAATTTTGAAAACCTGCGTAAGGATTAATTATCTCTTGTCTATTGTCTTCTAACGACTTAAGCTTTTGTTGTAAAGCTCTTTTTCTAGCCGCTGCTGCTCTAGCTGCTTTTTTAGCTGCCGAAGAACCTATTATACCGCTGACTACGTTACCAGCTACACCTAATATTGCTCCTAATGCCATTTTATATTTTTTTAATATCCATTATTTATTGTAAAAGTACTTTCAACAGAGAACAATTGTTTTTCACCACCAGGATCTGTTGTTGTGTCTGTAGAAAAAGTTGCTAAAGCATAAAAGCCTTTTATACCACTCATTGAGCTACCCCAAATAACCTCGCTGTCATTAGCAGAGCTGTTGTTTACCAGGTTAGCTACATATTTATTTTCTTTTCTTTCAAAACCAGCGTGATAAACTGGAAACTGAGGATTACCTGTTCCAAATACAGTCTCGTAATCAGATCTATTAGTTACACTAGTAAAGTTTATTGTTGTATTTTCTGTGAAATTACAACTATTATTAACTGTTAAAAATCCTAAACTATTAAAGTAAATGAAGTCTCCTGCATTTATTTCAACGTCTACATTGAACACCAACTCTCCAGTTGAGTTGTTGAAAGATACAACAGAAGTTCCAGATGGTATACCGTTTCCAGAAGCTAAAGTACCAGCTGGTATAATACTGCTTGGCGTTATTACTGTTACGGTGTCATCTACAGATTGACTTGTTGCTTGGGCTTCTAATGGAGTAAACGATGAAACCGTGGTATCAACTGCTATTCCAGCACCAGAAACCTCAGAATTTAAAACAGGATTTACATTAGCACTTATTAAAGCCGATGTACCTGTTATAGTCTGTTTGACAGAAGCAGATGAAGCAGCTTCAACAAATTCACCTTCATAATAGCTATAAATACCACTGGTGCTATCAAAATGAGATCTCCAGTCTATAACAGGTTGAGTATCTGCTCCTGTTTGATCTGAAACAATAGAGTCAACCATCCAACCATTATCTCCTTCGTATGCAACAGTACTAAATGTTTTAGAATTAGAAGGCGCTGCATTGAAAGAAACTGTAACTTTACTTTGATTATTAGTTCCGTAAAAATTACCTCTATTTGTATTAGAGTAATGCTCCCATATACCATCAGAGTTTGTAGTGTAAAACTTGTTATTTATACTAAATATCTGACTAGGTCTAAACGTAAAGAAACTAACCCAACCCTTAGCGCTTTCATCAAAAGATAGTGTATTATATCCTAATTTAGCGCCCGTGTTAGCAACTTGAGTAGATACAACATATTGACTATTATGCATGTCATAACCACCAAGTATTAATCCAGTGCTTGAGTTTGTGTTTATTCTATTAACTTCATCTCTAAAGTAATCTTTCATACCATAAGATGATATTTCATCTATACCGCTATTTGAAAGTCTTAATATACAGTTGTTGTTAGTGTCAGAAAAATACTTAGCATAACCATATACAGCAAAGCTTTCAGGGTTTTTACTTATACCATATTCGCCAGAGTAAGGTACTATTTGACCTATAACAAGATTCGTTGATGTTACAGATCCTCCGCCCTCAGCATTGTATATAGCATCTTTATCTATAAGAGCTCTTGATACTTTATTTTCTTGAAATATAACTAGGTTTGTATCTTCAGCAAATAATCTTTGTATAGAAGCGTTAGCTGGATCAGCTGTTTTAGTTATATCTTCACCAACAGAAAACACATTTGTTTGATTAATACCAGTTCTAGAGTTGAATATACCGGAGTATATTAAAGAGCTAGATCTAAAAGAAGCTTTGTTTTTGTCTTCTACTATATAAGCTTTAACACCAAAGTCAACAGTTGTATTATTGTAACCACCTCGTATTCTAGACTCTTCTATAGCCCAGTTTTTATCGTCAGAAGAAGAAACTCTTTCATAACCACCTATAGCTTCGGGTATACCAAAAGAACCATTCCATATTGGTTCGTCTTGATTATTTGTCTTTTTAAGAATAAAAGTGTTAAAGTATTTTACTTCTACTACTGCTCCCATGCTTTAATTATCACTTATTTTAATTTTAAATTACAACTACACTATAGTAAATAAATAGTTTGATGTTGAAGGAACTAATGGAACGTTTGTACCTGTTCCAGCTGTTAATGTCCAAGTTTTTGAATTTGGAACTAAATAACCACCTGTAGTAACCTCATTGCCTGCAATAGCGCTTTTTAAGCCGGTCAAAGGAAAACCACCCGGATTTGGATTAGGAATATCATTTATACTAGAACTTCTAGTAGTCCAACCTGTTCCCGGGTCATATATAGAAGTTCCTCCATAAGGGTTTATTATAAGGTTATTGCTACCATTGCTAGATATTAAGTTATTCCAACTAGGAAAATCTCCTGGGTTTTCAGCTGTATTAGAACCACTTCTCCAAGCATACCATCCATTAACTCCAGTTCCAAAAGGCGGAATTGCACCATTAGGATCACAAACTAGAACAAATATAAATTTACCTTCATAAAAAACACCTGTTCCTCCAAAATTATCTATAGAAATTCTATACTCACCATTTAAAGTCCATTCTTGTAGTTCACATATAACTAAACCAGTGTTAACTATAGCTTGACATTGTACTGAGTCTCCTGGGTCAGATACTTCATATGTTATAGTGTAAACATCTGAAGGCATATTAGCATCTTGATACCCAGTATTAACTAAATCTATTTTAGCAGCTGTTCCAAAAAACGCATACCCTGGGTTTTCTAAAGCAAAGTATCCTGGACTTAAAGTTTCTTCTCCAGGTGTTCCAGCTCCTCTAACTTCACTTATTTTAGTAAAAGTTAAATCTTCAGCTCTTTTAGCATTACTTAGTAAATCAGATGATCTCCAACCTGCTCCATTAACAGCTTTCAATTCACCAATATATCTAACATTTGTTCCGCCAGGATAAAAAGGCGCTAAAGGACAATCGTCCCAAAGCCCTGAGGTATTAGCTGTATCTAAGACTTGATATTCGTCTACAGTAACAGCTTGATCAACTTCTAATGTTCCAGGTGCTCCAAACGTAAGTTTTCCGTTAGGGTTATTAGTGTAAGAAGGTACAGTTATATTTTTGCTAACAGTAAAAGTTGTTTGACCAGCAACTGGTGTATCTGGTTGTATAGATTGTATGTAAGTACCACTAGGCACACTTCCAACATTGTTACCTGGCGCTCTATATATTAAATCATTTACGTTTATAATTCCACTAGCAAAATTACCTGCTATAAAAGTATTAGTGTCGTCAACATCCTCTAAAACCCATATTTCAAGAACAGGATCTGCTGGTGGACTAAAAGCGCTACCTGTTGTTTGTAGTCCAGAAGGTAAAGGATACGACGTGTTTGTTGTTGTTACGTCCCAACCGACGCCTATGTCTTCACTTCCTGTGTAAACGTTTATTTCAGTAACATTTGATTGAGCGTTTAAAACTCTAACAGTTGAGCTGTTTCCAGAACTTGTTGGTATATGAGGCTGCGTATTGCCTAAACTCAAACTTTGAGTTATAGTTATGGGTAAATCGTTTACAACAGCTGAAAAAGTTAATGTAAAGTTTCTAGCGCCTTCGTCTGCTCCATAATATATAAAAGAAACAAAGGAAGCAGCGGTTTTAAGCATATACTCATAACTGCCAGGTGTTGTTTCTTCGAAAGAAAATACTGGGTACTGAACAATGGGACCAGGGAGAGGAGATGGATCATAAAAGTATTCTGTTTGAACATTTATTCCATTATCATCAATAACGCTATCTAAAGCTAAAGGTACGTCAATATCTCCAGATGGTATAGCTGCTCCAAAATTGTCTACTAAATAGACTGGCGCTTGCAAACAATCTTCTCCAGATCTTAAACTTTCATTAAAAGGATTATCATTCCAGTTTGAAAGATCTGCAGCACCACTACCACCTTCATTTTCATTTATTATAACATCGTTTATGTCTTTTATAAACCCAGTTGTTGATGTTTCCCAGAATATATCTAGCAAACTTTGAACTGGTTCTGTTTCATAAACAGCTAAAAACTGTATACCAGGTGTTTCAGCGCTATATACATTTATTGAATCTCCAAGAGTAACAGGTACAGCTGTAGAAACAACTAATTCGTCAGGTTCTGTAAAATCAACTAAAGTTCCACCAGCTAGTTGAACAACATTGTTTAACTCTATGATAGTATTGTTTGGTGGACCACCATTTGCATCTACACTTAACACAACCGTTCCTTCTGGAACTCCAGCTTGCGTATCCATCACTTGTCCAGCAACTATAGGTTGAGTACCAGGCGGGTTTCCACCAACTACATCATTATAAAACTCAACTGTTGTTCCTGTGAAACCAGTCCCAGCAACTTCCCAGTTTTGCCCCGCGGCATTACCACTTGTAAAACCAGAACCAGATACAACTAAATCATCTGGAAACCCTGGCCCTACAACTTTATCTCCAACTTCTATATCAGCTGAATCTCCAGAAACAGAAGTTAATTGAAGCGTGTCAGTAGTAGCTGTAACAGCTATAATACCATTAACCGCTGTAAAGTTTACGTCAGCGACTTGACCTATTTTTTTAGCTGTGTTTATTCTAGCTATATAAGGATTAGATTCTACAGAATAAAACTGAGGAAAATAATTAGGAGCTGGAGGATCTTGAGGGTTGTAATCAAAAAGATCTATATTTGTAGCCACAGTAGAAGCAAAGTCAAAAGTTCTACCTGGATAATACTGCAAGTTACTATCACCGATGTTACCTAAAGTTTCTGAAACTTCTACATTTGAGTTTTCAACTCTACCATATAGTTTTACAGAACTTCTAAACTGATCTTGATCTGGACCAACTTCGTTTAAGTCTCTAGGTACTTTATTTATGTTATCACTTATTAAAGCTATGTGCGATGTTTTTCCAACTTCTAAACTTGTGTCGTTTGGATACGCAGCCATTATACCTGGCAAATACACATTGTAATACTCTTGCTCTGTTTGTTTTACAACTACTTTAAATGTATACCAACCAAGCGGATTATAATCACTAGATGTTGGATCTCCATTATATACACCCGGCAAACCAATTGATAGGTTTTTTTCAGTAGCTATTGTTTCGTTAAATAGCATTTTTATAGAGTTACCCCTCCATTCATCTGGTTGAATACTAGAGTCAATATATGGAGAATAAACAGTAGAACCTATAAACTTATTTCCACCAATAGTTATTAAGTCTTTGTTGTCAGATAATATAACTCCAGATTGTCTACCATATCTATCTGATAAAACAACACCGACTTGATAATTTCTATTTGTTTTAACACTATGATTTGGATATTCTATAACACTACTAGTGTTTTTAGTATCACCGCCTGGTTCTATTATTATAACTTGTCCTAAATTAATGTTAGCCGTTGTAGCGTTGTCTATTGTTATTGTGCCAGTATTTCCACCTCCAGCTGTAACACTGGTTACCAATGTTCCTTCAGGTATACCCGGACATATAACTATATAACCTATCTCTATAGTTGAACCAGATTTAGGCGTATAGTTTGTAAACGTTATAGTTGTAGATCCTGAAGGTATCGCGTCAGCATCTACTGTAACCTCGTTTAAACTAAATTCACTTTTTTCTGTAACGGCTACATTGTAATTTAAATGATCTGGAGCTGAGTGTTTATTTTGAAAATTACCATATATAACTCTATTGCCAGAAACTTCTTGCGCGAACGCTCTAACTGGTATTTTATCATATACTCTTATTAAGTCTTTTTCTGGTAACGTTTTAAAAGGTTTTTTACAATTATAATTATAAATGTAATAATCTGTTTCACCTATTGTTAAAACTGTGTCTTCAGCGATAGTTTGTGCCGAGCTTAGTGTTATTGTTCCAGAGGTGCTGGGATTTTCATCTGGATTATCAGGAACGTAATTATCTACGGTTACTACTGAAGTGCCTAATATGCCAAAGCCAGTTATTCTGTCTCCGATGTTTATACCACCTTGAACATTATCAACAGTAAGTGTTGTTGTGGTTGTAGCTGCAGCAGCTTGACAAGTTGCCGCTGCGTTAAATATAGTATTAATATCAATAGAATCTACAACTTTAACAGATGGTTCATCTGACTCTTTATAAAGTATTTCTAATGATTTTACTTTTAATTTATCTTGTAGTTCGTAGTTATCAAACGGAAGTGGTATTCTAAGTTCTATATTATCTACTTTATTTTCCATGAAAGAAACTATAGAACTTCTATATGCAGCGTCTTGATCGTTTACATCTTGTACATTGTCAGCTTCATCTTTTTTAACGTACATAAAATAACCATCTTGCTTAGGTATAAATGTAGACTGAGTAAAAGTAGAAAACAAAGAGTATTCGTCGTCATCGAATTTAAATCTATATCCAAATCTAACAAATTTATCTTCTAAATAAGTTGGATCACCCGCGTAGTCTTTATTGTAATAAGGATTAGCGTTGAAAACTATGCTTTGAGTTATATTATCTAGTTCAGGCAAAGTACCACCTGTAACTGTAACCTCCCAAGCATCAGTAGAGTCATTGTAGGTAAAGCTACTAACTGTAACACCTGTAACTTCTACTATAGAAGGAGGATTTGTTTTTGTAGTGTAAGACACAGTAGCACCAGTTGTTCCATATGGACCAGGTACAACTATATCACCTTCAAGTGTGCTTAAGTTTACCTGTGTATCGCCAGCTGTTACGTCATCTTTTATAATTCCTCTTCCACCGTTTGGCAAATAAAAGCTAGATACATCTTTCATTGTAGACTCGTAATCTCCAGATGATAATTCACTTTCTGCGAATAGTTCTATAGCTTTATGAGGATTATATTTTGCTACAGATATTTGATCTTCTGTTGTATAATACCCAGATATTGTACTAGCTTTTTTTATATTTATTTTTCTTGGCTGATTTCTATTGTCTGTCCAAAATAATAAATTTTCTAAAACGTTTACGCCGTATATAGGGTGTTTAGTAGAAAAATTTAAAAAAGCACCTTCAACTAAAGTTGTTAACGTATTTGTATTAGAGTCAAAGGCTATTATAAAATGTTTAGCCGATGGGTTATAATAGTTTATATTTCCGTTGTGGTTAGTATAAAACAGATAAGCAATACCTGTAGAATCATCAACAACCTGACCTATACAGTTTAAGTTGCTAGCGCCAGTATGATCACCTACATCAGCTGCTTTTGTATTACCTAATACATTTTCTAAAGATCCAACTTCATCACCTTCAGATTTATTAACCTGCACATTGACAGCGTCTCTATATTCGTTTTTGTCTAATATGCGAGCATCCAAGTCTTTGTTCATCTTGGATTTTAAAAACGTATTTTTAGCTTTAGCCATTTAATTTTAGTGTTTTATCCATTTAGATTTACCTCTCATAACCTGAACAAATTCTGTTAGCTTTATGTTTGATAATCTAATTTTTGCGTTTCTAAGTTTAGACCTTTTGTCTTTATTAAGTCTTTGAACCAAATACTCAGGTTGATTAGCTCTAGTAGATACGATGTAGTGTAGTATAGACGCGTATAGAGCTTCTTCTGCAAGCTTAGGTACTTTAGTGTCTTTGTCATAAGCTAAACCGTCAGATATGTATTCTAATACAATTAACCTATCCACCATATCACTAGAAAAAGATATTTTACCTTCTCTATCATCTATAGTAAAGTATCCATTGGCATTAGAATATTGAGGATCAGTTCCATAAAATTGACCTAAATTCCAATTACCATTGTATCCAAAAGCTTCGCTAAAATAAGCCCAATCATCTAAATCAAAATTATTATTAAGCAAATCTGTTCTAGCTTCTGCCCATCTTTCAGCGGTTATAGAAGTTCCTTCAATGTTTTCACCGAAATTATCTTGAGTTGGAATACCTTTGTTATCTTGAATAGGCGTGTTATATGGTATTGTAGTTAAATTGTTTGTTGGAAAAATAGGTCTTTTTACACCGTACTTGTCTATCCAAGAAAGCTTAACATAATTTACATAGTCCTGAGGCAAAACAACACTTAAACTATTTGGTATTGTTAATTCTTGAGACTTAATACTTTTAAGCGTGTCATAGCTAAATTCTTGCAGGGATCTTTTTGCAAAAAACAGTACATCAGACTTTTTAGCTGTTTGAATTATTTTACCATCTCCAACATAACCAACCATAAAGTTATCTATAGCATCATTTAATGTTATGTAGCTATATCCTCCATAATTGTTTTCTACAGTATCACCTAATGCTTCTTCGCTAGGATCATCAGCATAATTACCACCATCTAATCTTTTTAACTGTACGACTAAGAATATATCAGCAGCTAACGCGTCTGTGACTGTTATAGCATTATTACTAAGCGTGTAAGCGCTAGTATACTCGCTCCAAGAACCAGGTAAACCTGTGGTGCTTGTGTATATCTTAAAATTATTTAAAGCGTAATCTATTTCGTTAGGATCATAGTTGCCTAAAACTAAATCTGTGTTAAATGTAGTAGTAAACACTTGACCAGCATCTCCATCAGAGTTTCCTCTAAAGCCTTGAGCGCCTTGATAATATTGTTGGTTTGTTTCCGTAACTAAACTCATTTAATTAAGATTTTTCGTTTATTTCAATTTTTTGAGCTTCTTGCTCTGCAGCTTGTATTATTGTTGGGTCTTTAACTATAATACCGCAGTATTTTAATATATTTATTATTATATTGTTTTTTTCTGAAATATCAAGCTGAAAATCTACAGTAGAAGAACCAGAAGCTCCAGAAGGACTAAATAAATATTGACCAAGAGCACCAATAGTAAAACCCCAACTAGGCGAAGTTGGTTTAAACAAACAGTTAACATCTAACGTGTTTGGACTAGGATTAACCTTGAGTAACATTTGATTTACTGTGCTTGGAAAAATAGGTGTAGATGTTGTTGTGGTTAAACACAAAGGATAGTTTTTAGTAGGTGCGGTTAATTTAGATTTACTTATTTTTAAATAATCTTTTTTACTAGCAAGTTGAGCGTTTGAAGTTATTGTAGGGTTTCCACTGTTATACGTGGCAGATATTTCACCTATTTTGTATAATGTTTTTGATCCATTATAAACCCATCCATCATTTGTTTGGTTGTAAGTAAAAGCAACCTCTTCTTCGAATGGATATAGTTTATAAGATATATCTTTAAAAATATCAAAAAACTCTGTATCATTTTGAGAATTTGTTTGATTTTTTCTGTTTTGTTGATTACCGTCTGGAAAGTAAGACTGAAATATCTCGTCTTGAACTTGTTCAGCTATACTATTAAACTCAGCTGGAGTTATGTATCCTCTTTGCTCTTTGTTTAATATATACAAGACTGTTTGATATACTGTGTTTACACTTACTGCCATTTTTATATTTTTATTATAATACAACGGAAGACCGCTTACGCGGCCTCCATCATATTAGTATCACTTGTTTTTATAGTTTTTTATCTATAGATTTATAGATTTCAACACCTTCGTCTGTTTTAAGGAAAGCAGCAAAGGCTGAATATGGGTTTTCATCAAACGGAACGTTCATTAATTTTCTACCATTTGATCCCCATGTAAATGTTCTTTGGTCTGGAGATAAACTTATAATTCCAGCTTCAACAGCTCTAATAGCCACGTTTCTCAACTGCACGTTATCATCATTAGCTAACTCCATAAACAACTGTGGTTGTTGTTTAGCAAATAACATTAAATCTCTTTTAAGTTCTTTTGAACTCATATCAGAAACTTTAGAACCTAACTCAACTCTTAAAATAGCCTCAGCTTGATCTATATCTATTTGTCTAGCTAAGTTTAATGCATCAATTTCATATTCTAAATAATCTAATTGATTTTCTGCTATTTGAACAGGTTTGTATTCGTAATAAAGTATATCTTTTTTAGGGTGATAAAGAGAAAGCATTTTTTGTAAATTCTGTTGCTCTCTTGGTACTTTTAAAACACCGTCTTTAAAAACAATATGTCCTAATGTTGATTCACCTTTTTGCTCTTCTTTCAATGGAGAGTTTTGGTTTACTGCATATCTTAATTCTTTTTGAGTTGCAGTTTTTTCATCAAACCATAATAATGGATATCTACGAGTATGTCTTGAATTTAAAGTAAATGTTATTGGTGTTTTATTACCTTTTAATAGATAAGTTCTATCTTTAATTTCCCATTCAGGTTTTTGTGGTTTTGGTGCAACTACTTTTTTAGTAGCTACAGACTGAGGTGCAACCTCAACAGTTTCTTCTGCTTTAGCTTTTTTAGCCATAATATAATAAAATTAAATAGTTAATAATAAAAATCCTGAGGCCGCAAGACGCGACCTCAAGAATTTTAAGTTTTAATTATGCTCCTTTGAATAATACAAAGTTATTAGCACCTTGAACAACTAAACATCTTTCAGACAAGAAATGTACTTGCATAGCATCTAAGTCTGAAGTGAAAGCTCCTCCTACAGAACCAGTGATCCAGTTCTTCATACGACGATCGTCAGCTTGTGAAGCTCGGTAACGAACGTGTAAGAAAGGTCTACGGATATTAGTTCCTAAAATTTGATCGTAAACAGTTGAAGTTCCAGCTGGTACTAAAACACCATCAATTCCAGAAGTTGTAACACCTCCACGAGTTGAAGCATCGTTCAAATATTTCCAATCAGTTTTATAGAAATCGTAAGATCCTCTACGGAAACCACTAAATCCAAGATTTAAAGCCATTTCTTCAGAGTTTTCAAATAAACCGTAAGCAGTTCCTCCAGCTGTTCCAGCAGAGATATCAGCTAACATGTCATCGAAATCTAAAGCAGTAGCTCTATTCAAGAAAAGCATGTTTTCTTCAATGGCTCCTTGAGTGTCTAAGTTTTTCAAAATATTATCAAAAGTTCCAAGTCTATCACCGGCGCCATCTTGAGCAGCAGCTGAAAAACCAGTTACAGTGTTACCTCTTTCATCGATAGCAGAGAAAAGACCTTGAGTACCTTTAACACTAACTGTAGATCCACCACCTTTTAACTCACCTTCAATAACTGACATTTCTAAGTAATCTTCAAAACGAAGTCTAGTTTCAGACTCAGCTTTTAAGTACCACAAGAAGCCAGATGTTCCATCTTCAGTAGCAACTTCAACCCATCCAATTTGAGCAGTATCAGAACCGTTAATTTGGTAACGATCTCTAATAATGATTGGAGAATTGTTGTATTGAGTAAACTGAGGAGTTACAGATACTGGGTCATAACCTTGAGCAGCTCCACCTGTTCCAGTTCCTTTAGCATATTCAGAACCGTATACAAATACCTTCAAATTACTTAAGTCAGCTAGATCTGGTTCGCCAGCTCCAGCGCTATCTAAAGTAGCTTGTGTATATGGTTTTACAGTTAACACAACGTTTCCAGTGTTACCGATAGTTCCTGTTTTACTTTCAACAAAACACTTAAGTTCATCACCTGTTGTAGGGTTCATAACCACGATAGTAGCGCTTTCGCTAATAACACACTGCACATCAGCTGACTGAGCGATAGTTAGAGTTGTTCCACCCGCGTTAGATACTACATCTTCGTAAGAAATATGCAAACGGTTTTGTTCTGACCAAATAACTTGATCTGAAGTCATAGGCATTTCAGCGCCAACCATTCTTAAAAATCCAGATAACGTACGGTTTCCGTAACGCTCTACTTCAGCTTCGTAGATTTCTGGTAAATACTGCTGAGCAAAATCACTTGTACCATCTGTAAAGTTCAAGTAATTAGTTTCCAAGGCTTGTTGTTTCTGACTTGGAATAATTGATCCAAATACTGGATCTACTGGTAATATAGCCATAATTGTTTAATTTTTTAGTTAAATCTTTTTGTTTTAATTTTTAGTTTTGTAGAATCTGCACCGGAAATAGCTCTAACTTTTAAGCCGTTTACAAAAACATCTCCAGAGTTTGAAGGTCTAGCTTTTGTGTCACTCAGGTTTTTAGAGTTATCTACAACCTGCTTAACAGCATCTGCTTTACCTTGCTCGTAGAAATGAGCCGCGATACGATCTACATTTTCTGCAGCATACATTGCTTTGTGATAACCAGAATAATCACTAACAGCACCATTTGAATCAAGGAACTTCCCGATTAGGTTGTTAATATTAGACTGTTTTTCAGCAACAGCATCAGTGTTTTGAATTTTATACCTATATTTCTTGTCACCTACATTAATGTCGAAACCTTCGAAATTTTCAGTGAAAAGCTTTTTAGTATTATTTTTAAACTCTTCGTGCTGTTGTTTAGTAGCTTCTTGCTGCTTATTATATCGATTGAAAAAGTCCATAGCTTTTTGAGCGTCAGGGTTTACATTTGATTTCAACTTGATATCAGCGTAATATTTTTCCTTAGTCTCGTTTAAAAAGCGTCTGGCTTTTGCAACTTCTTCTTTAAATGCAAGTTTTTTCTTGCGTATATCTTTATCTTCATCTAGGTCTTCGTCGTATTGAAAATCTTCCAATAATAACTCAACATCTGAATTATCAAGATATGGTTTTTCTTTTTTATAATATTCTTTTAACAAAGTAGTATCATCTACGTTAGAATAATCTGCGTTTAATCTAACATAATCTTCTACGCTACCACCTGTTTCTTCCATAAAAGAAACTAGTTTTTCAATGTTTTCAGGTAGTTGTTTACCTAAAACCTTTTCATCTCTTACAGCTTCCTTAAGTTCTTGCTCTACCTGCTTAACCTCTACTTCTTGCTTTTCTTCAATAATCTGTATTGGAGATTCTACTGTTTCTTCGGTGGCCCGTACTTCTTCAACCACTCCTTCGCTGTCGCCACTGTCTTTGGGTTCTTCGATAACAACATTGCTATCATTTGTCTCTTGTGCTTGAACGGCATCTTCTTTTGTTTTTTCTTCTTTAGGTATAACAACTTTTGTCACATCTTGTTCTACCTTTTTTTGTTCGACTGGTTTTGAAAGATCTACTTTTACAACCTCGTCTTTTTTAACTAACTTTTTAGGTGTTTTTTTAGTTTTACCTTTTAAGGTAAATTCACCTTCTTGTTTTGTTTCTGTTGACATAATATAATATAATTTAAAAAAATGTTATAGCATTACATAAATGCTCCTAAACCTTGATCTGGTTCGTTTTCAAAGTCTATTGGTAAGCCATCATTTTTTCTTTGACTTATCATTTCACTTTGTTGTGTTGCTTGTATTTTTGTTCTTTTATCTTTTCTATCTTCTATAAACTGCTCTTTGCTTCTTTGAACTTGAACATCCATTTGCTTAAGTTGCATATCATACTGAAACTGTCTTTCCATTTCAGCTTGCTTTATTTGAGAAGCAGTCTGCATTTTTTGAAGTTCCATTTCTTGTTTAGCTTTTTCAATATCAACTTTAGTTGATGCAATAGCTTCTTGCTTTTGAACTTCAGCCATAGCTGTTCTCTCAGCTGTTTGAGCTTGAGCATCGGCTTGAGCAGCTATATTTGCTTGTTGAGCTTTTTGATCGCGCTCGATTTTTACTTTACGTTTTATCTTAAGCATTTGATTAGCTAGCTTAAGATTTTTGATTTGACGTATGTCAATAGCGTCTTCTAGATCAATACCTCCTGATTGTAAAGCAACTTGTATATTTTGTTCAAGTTGTGCTTTTTCTTCTTCATCAGGCTCTAATTCTAAGAAAATACCAAAGTCATGAAGATTTAAATTTATAACCTCGTCTAACGACTTTATATTGTATGTAGATATAGAGTTTTGTAACGATGCTCTTGTAAGCGGAAAATACAACGCATCAGATATTTTAAGAGATACATTTTCTGCTAGTTTAAGAGTTAAAAATAAACTAGACTGAACAATATGTCTTGTTGCTACATTCGAAGCGTTAGCGGCTAGTTTCTGTAATCCTACAAGAGTAGATTTATCAGGCGTGCTTCCGTCTCTAGCTTCGTTTAATCCCGTCACGTCACGTATCATTTGCAAATAATATTGATACGTTTGTATTAAGCTTTGTATTTTACCGTAACCATTAGAACTATTAAGTTCTTGAATAGGTACTTTACCAGGATTCATATCACCATCTTGAGTAAGTGATCTACCTACAATAGAACCTGTTTGAAAATACATATTTAAAGCTTCAGCTGGATTATAATTTGTTCCATTACCTAAATCAACCTCTGCTAATCCGTCCATATCAAGATAAACACCATCTGGCACCATTCTTGATAATACTTGTTGAAGTTTCAAATGCGTTATTTGAATCATGTCGGCAAAACCAATACACTTACTAACAATCGACTCTATTCTACCCTTGTACATTCTTGGTGCACAAATAGCATAATTCATAGCGACTTTTGTAGTATCAGCATAAGGTCTAGACATATTTTCGGCTAACTCCCACTTTAACATTGTGTTTGTACCAAGAACAACAGCTCCATTGTATAAAACCTCTATTGTTCTAGAAACTCTTTCAAAGTTATCATTTTCAGGTGGATTAAATGTATCTGGCTTTTCAATAGCCTTCATTAGTCCTTGATCTGTTTGCTTTATTTTAAATACTTGATTGTGATATGTTTTGTAATCAAAGTATAAAATCTGAACAGTGTTTTCGTCGTATTGTCCCCAACCTGTTATGTAAGATTTATTACCAGGCATATTTTGTATACGCTCTAACTCTTTTTCTGATATATTTGGAAACTCTTTTTTAAGTTCTGGTATAGTTATTGATTTAACTTCACCCACATAGTATATATCTTCAAAGTTTGGATCTTCTGTATAAGAATAAACCATATAAGCTGGGTCAACGTAATCTACTTTAACACCTTCAGCTGTATTGAAACTTGTTTTAGCCGCAGCAATACCAAGAACAGTTAAATCCATGTTTAACCTTCTACGTATTAAATCATATTTATTTTGAGCAAATATGGTTGATATAGTTTCTTCTTCAGCTATTTCAATAGATTGTTTGTAGCTCAATTGCATTTTAAGTTCTAACTCTTCTTTAGACTCCGGCACTACGTCAATACTTGGAGACTGGTGCAAGTCAATACCTAAAACAGCTTTTACGTTTTCAATATAATCTTTAGCGATCATATCTTCATAAAGCTTTGAAGCATAATCAGTTCTTTTCTTTACAGACTGAGGATCTTGAGCGTAAGCTTTTATATCATATGTTTTTTGAGATATACCGTTTACAACGATATCTACAAACTTAGATAAAATTGGAACTGGTTTCCAATCTAAATTTAAGTAAGACAAATCACCATTAATTGATAATTCATCTTTATATTTTTGTATTGATTGCTCTCCTCGAGCATATAGTCTTAAATTATGAAAGTTGTTCCAATTAGTTAAATATCTATTACCGTTAGTTCTACCTTGTCTAAACCACTCATATTCTATGGCTTGAGCAACTTGCTGTCCATATTCAAAAGTGTCTTTTTCTTCGTTACTTACTACTTGACTAGGAAAAGAACTGTTGTTATTAGTGTAAACGTTCATTTAACTTATAATTTTTGATGTATATCCCCTGTTGTCATATCTTTTTATTCCTAAATCTACAGGTTCTCTTTTTATTCTATTAACTGGTGTGTATCTATGCTTATTACAAGCCATAAGAGCTAAGCCAGAACTTATTGACGCATCGTGCGAAGTTCTGTTATTTATGTTAAATTTAGCCCAATCTTCTAGCGTTCTTTGAAAATACATATCACCATATCCGGTTTCTTTTAAACCTACGAAGTTTTCTATGTAAGATTCTATAGCAGCAGCGTGAGCTTGTTTAATATCTTCACTTGAGTTAGGTATTCCACCTATTTCTCTCTCTGTAACTGATAGTTTATTTATTGTTCTATCAGGTCTATTCATTGCAAAACCTCTATAACCTCTTTTCTTAAAATAATACAATAGTCGAGGTTTATTGTTTTCTGCTAGTATTGGCATGCCGTAAAATACACAAGCCATTAAGACATCTTCAAAGAATATTTCAGCAGTTTGCGGTCTAGCTATATATTCTAAGAAAAAATGATTTGGTGGCGCATCTTCCATACTAAACTTTGTTAATCCGTGCAAAGATCCGTTAGAACCTCTTTTATCGACTGTACCCGATATATCATAAGGGTCACAGCCAAAAGCACCTATATGCTCGTTACTTGGATAAAACTTACCGTTTTTTGTGTATTTTTTATTTTGCAAATGCAAAGGTGGTATCCAACTGACTAAAAACCTACCGCTTTTATTTGGAGTAAAAATAACTCTACTATCTTGTTGACCATGCTCCCAGCTAAAACTACCTTGCGTTACATTTATAGAGTTGCGCATGTCTTCGTTAAAATCTATCTGCTCGTATATTTTAGTTAGATTAAATAAAGATTGCTTTGTTTCATCTCTAAAAGCGTGTTTTTCAGTACGTGGAAATTGTCTGTAAAATTCATTTAAAGCATCTTGATCTTGCTTTAATCCTTCTACTTCGTTCTCCCAGTATTCTATTACACCTATTTTTATTTTTTCACCTTGTGGCCCTTCGATTGCTTTGGATGGAGTATTGAATACAGGTATTCCATAAGAATCAATGTATCCCTCGTAATTCCATTCCATAGGTATAAACAAAGAATATAATCCCGAACGAGTCTGCCCGTTGGCGTTTCGCTGAGTGACGTCCGAGTCATCATAAAGTTTTTTAAAGTTTTTTCCTCCTTTGTCATGAGCATTAGACGTCGAGCCCATCATGCATTTACCGATAATCTTACTACCTAATCGTAAACATGTTCTTGTTACTCGCCAATTGTTTAATATATTATTTGGTTTCTCCCATTTACCACTTTCATCGTGAACTAATAGTTTTAGTTTTTCACCGTCATAACTATTGTCTCCAGTGTTTTTCCAGTCGATGGTAGTATCAAGTCCCGATATTTCTTGTAGCTTTTCATTTGTTTCCAG